TACCGTCAAGTTACCGTCAAGCAGGCATATTGTTGCTGCGTTCACTCCGCTTCATTCCCATAAAAGGAGGAACAGAAGCACGGCTCAGTCCTTTCTCATGGGCTTTCATCAGCTGGTACTCGTGCGTAGCCACTGCATCAATAAATTCACGCTGCTTCGGTGTTGCATGGTAATAATCTGTTTTAAAGCGTTTGCATACGCCAAATAAAACATTCAAATATTCCATTGTATCATTGCTCATAGGAGCAACCTGCAGCTCAAGTTCTTGATCTTTCATACTGAACCCTCCAATCTTTAAGATAAGTAGGTACTGAAAATTTCTTGTGCGCCTTCATCAGCCAGCATAAGCAGCTTTGGGCCTCCCGAATGTGGCTGAAAAATCGGAACTGCATGAAAATCTTTGATGTAGTGATCATACAGTTCATCTGTTTTTGCTTCAAAGGTTACAATACCACCATGTCCACTATCAATCGACAATTGAATACCATAAGCAATCATCATTCGACCAATGCCTGCGTATTTCCGCACGGTGCTAATTGTCGGATTACTCTCAGGATGTGCTTCAATATTCGCAATAAAAACTGATATTCCGTGATCATCTTCTCGATATGCACCCAATGCTACAATTTCGCCAGCATCTGTTTTCGCTGCATACTTTTCCAGCTTCGGGTCGCGGATAAATTCACTCGTCCAATCAGATTGCCACTTTTCCTTTGTAGAGGTCAGGTCTTCGTTGGTTGCCGATTCAATATCGATTTCAATTTGTTTTCCGGTCGCATTTTCTACCACATAGTACTGGAGAACCATTTCCTCCACACTCCCTTCTATAGTTATTGTAGCATGAACTTTTCAAAAACGCAAATATCATTTCTCACTCTGCTTCGTAATTTTTCAATACATCTTCAAATGTAAAACGAATTTTCACGCGTTCATCGTTGAAAACCTCAATGCGGTCAATAAAGGTTTCCACCACATTCTGTGATAAGTGCATCACATCGCCTGCTTCTTCTACAGTACTTATGACAGTCTGCAAATGATCGGTGTCCCTCTTCACAGGCTGGAAAGCTTGAGTTTTCTCGGTACGCAGCCTTTGAATCTGCTCCATCTTTTCATCTTCCTGCACTCTGTAGGCATCTCTCTGCCGGATGAACTCTTCCTTACTCATATTCCCGTCGGCGTATTGCTCATACAGTGCAACACGTTGTTTTACAATCTCTGTCTTTTCTGCACTCAGCTTTTCTTCCTGCCGTTCCAGTGCGGAAAAGCAAATCAACGCTTTGCGTTCCCGTTCGTGCAGGATTTCCAGTACATACTCTGCCTGCTTTATCTGCGCTGTCAGCGCATTTCGGACGATATGTTTCAGCAGTTCCTCGGAGATCGGGATTCGCTTGCAAGGGCTGTCCACCGCTGCGACCGAAAATCTGCAGTTAAACGAGGGGCCAAGCTTCTTGAGTACACGATATTTCATCAGCTTCTGGCAGTAGCCGCAATAGACCTTGCCTTTCAAGGGATACTGGTGTTTTGTGTAGTTCCCGGCTTGATGCTTCCCATGCTGCAGCATAATAACCTTTTGTGCTTGTTCAAATTCCTCCGGGGTCACAATGGCGGCATGACTGTCCTCAATTCGTACCTGCTGTTTCAAGGGAGCGCGCAGGACCCGATGCTTGCAAGGAACCGGCATAATGAATTTCGCGCCCACATAAGTTCCCTTATACTTCTCATTTTTCAGAACATAGTAAACCGTTCCACTTGTCCAATGGCTGCGCTGCAGATCCCATGCTTTCTGCTCACTGTACACATGGTTTTCCGCCACATGATACGCTGCCGGGGTCGGGATCTGCTTTTCATTCAGGATTTTTGCGATGGTGCCTGTTCTGTTGCCCTGCAATGCCAGTTCAAAAATCAACCGCACATATCGACTGGCTACCGGGTCGAGGATTAGCTTATGACAGTCGTTCGGGTCCGACAGGAATCCAAACGGGCGGTATCCTCCGAGATACATTCCTTTTTTCTGCATCACATGGTCTGCTGCCGCGATTTTGGCAGAAAGATCCCGGCTGTAGGATGCGTTGATGATGTTCTTAATGGCTACTTCCAGTCCGCGTACATCGTTCCCGGCCTGCATTCCACTGTCATACCCATCGTTGACAGAGATGAATCGAACGCCCAGCAATGGAAAAATGCGCTCCATATAATCGCCTGCTTCGATATAATCGCGAGCAAACCGGGAAAAGTCCTTTACGATAATTGTTTTCACCTTGCCATCCTGCGCGTCCTGAATCAGCCGCTGGAACGCCGGGCGGCTCGTGGAGGTGCCGGAGTAGCCATCGTCCACATACTCCTGACGCGGCTCTGCAGCCAGTTCCGGGCGAGCCATGATATACCCCTCTACCAGTCCGCGCTGGCCCTGAATGCTGTTGCTCTCGGCCTTATCAGCACCCACATCCTCGTCTGCAAGGGAAAGCCGGTAATAGGTTCCGATCATCTGCTGCTCACCGCCTTTCAAATGTGTAGATCAATTCTGCCTTTACGATTTCCTCTGCACGATTTTCCAGATTTCTCATGCGGCGCACCCACTCCATCTGATTTTCTTCTTTCAGTTTTTCTGAAATGCTCTCCCGCTGGCTCATCTGCTCGATCAAAACCTCATATCGCTCTGCTGCCTGTTCTTCCACGTCTGCCAAAACAGCGTCCAGCTTTCCATTCAGCAGCAGGCTCTGATAATAGGCTGGTTTTCGCAGTTTCAGGTACGCCTTGTGCAGCATCCCCCAGCGGCCAACCGGACGAGTCCGTGGCACTTTCAAGGCTGGCAGGTAATAATCGCCAATCAAAATATATTCCATCCCTGTCCGGGCATCGTAGATTTTCTCTTTCATTTCTTTCATTGCTTTGTTCTCCTTTTTCATCACAATAAAAATTCTGTATAAGTGATTTTTCCGCGGTCCACTTCGATTTTCTTTACATACTGCTGCAGATTATCTGCCGTCAAAAGGACTTCTGTGCTGCCTGCGATCTGCTTTTCCCGTTGCAATTCTTCTTGAACAACGGCCAGTTCTTTCTCTTTTTCAGCTTTCGTCTGTTTCAGTGTTGTGATTTCATTTTCCAAACCCTGCTTCAGTTCCAGAAATTTTTCTTTTGAAAGTTTTCCGAGAACATACTGCTCATAGCCACTGCGCTTCTGTGATTCCAGTCGAACGATATTGCCTGACGCCTGTTCAATTTTACGTTTTGTAGTTATTTCTTTTGATTGGAGTTTGCTTTTTCCAGAGCTTTTCCGTACCAGCTTCTGCAAATCACGGTGTTCTTCCATCCGCTGGTGCAACTCCTTGTTAATGCCGTTCCAGAGGTCTTTCTCTGAGATGGAAACATGGCAAGATGCACAGTAAAAATACAGCGTGCCATCACTTTGCCAATGACAAGCCAATTTTTCTCCGCACTTTTTGCAAAAGATTCTGCCTTTGAAGATGTTCGGATTGTTCTTTCTGCGCTGTCTGCACCACTTTTTTCGCTCTTCCTTGACTGCTTGCTCGGCTTCCCGTAATGCGGAAACTTCATCAAACAATTCCCAGCTGATAATCGCCGGATGGTTGTCCGGCACCATCCGCCAGCTTTCCCGTGGATTTTCTCCGATTTTTCGATACATTTCATCGTAGGCGATGCGGTTATAGACCATTGTTCCTGTGTAGATTGGATTTTCCAGAACCTTTGTCACAAAAGCTGGTTGCCATGCAGGGGCCTTTACCCGTGAGGTATTTCTCATATAACCCAGCTGACAGCGGCGTGTAAAAGGTGTCTGGATTCCCTGCGCAGACAGCTTCTTTGCAATCTCGCGCTCTTTCATGCCGGATTTCTTCCAGAGAAAAATCCGAACTACCACATCGCTGACTTCCTCGTCCAGAATCAAATGATTCTGCTGATTTCTCTTGTAACCGAACGGAACAGGCGTATAGATTTCTCCTCGTGCTTCCTTGGAGCGAAAGCATGACTGAATTTTCTGGGACAGGTCTTTCGAGTACATTTCATTGATCATGCTCTTGATCGGCACCAGCATCCCGTCCCGGCTCTGGCTGTTCAGGCTATCATAATTATCATTGATGGCGATAAATCTTACGCCAAACAGTGGAAACACTTGCTCCAGATACTGACCTGTTTCCACGAAATTACGACCCAGTCGGGAGAAGTCCTTTACCACAATGCAGTTGACTTTCCGCTCCTGCAGTGCTTTCAGCAGCCGTTCAAATTCCGGGCGGTCAAAATTTGTTCCTGTGCACCGCTTGTCCGCAAACACATCCAGCAGCATCAGATCGTCCCGGTGGTTGATATACTCCTTGATATAGGAAATCTGCACTTCCAGCGATTCCGTATCCCGAAGTACATCATCGAAATCGGACAGTCGTGCGTAAATTGCGGTTTTCCAGATACGGTGCGGTGTGTTCTCCGCTTCCCGCTGCGCCGCACTTACCTTCTTGCTTACTCTTGCCATAAGTCACAGCCCCCTTTTAAGCAGACACTTCACGCTGCCCCATCTGCTTTTGATGCAGTTCTTCCAGCAGGTCCGCAATTTCATCCTGGAATCGGAACGTAATTTCTACCCGATTGCCCTCATACACTTCGATTTTCTCAATCAGTTCCACGACCATCGGACGGGTGATTTCTTCCAATTTCCGATACTTACGGTACACATCCAGAAACGGATAAGCATTCGGGGCAGTCTGTAGGTTTTGCCGTTCTGCTTCCAGTTCTGTGATTTTGCGGTTATACTCTTCGATTCGCTTGCTGTACAGTTCGTTGTAGTTCAGAAAATCCTCCCGTGTGAGGATTTCGTCTGCATAATCCCCGTACAATTTTTCCTTAATGCCCTGTGTATGGGCCTTTTCTGCAGTCAGCTGCCGAATCTGCCGTTCAATGCGCCGCACACGGTAGGGTTCCTGCTGGGCCTGCCGGATGCTTTCCACAAATTCCGCTTCCTCCATCACAATCTGGATCTGCATCAGAAGCGCGTTCCGCACGACGTTATAGAGTTTTTCATCCCGCAGATTATGGCTCGTGCAACTGCCTTTGTTCTGTTTGCTGCCGGAGCACTGATAATAGATGTACCGCTTTCCTTTATAGCTGGCCGACCTGCGTACCAGCCGGCTGCCGCAGTCCCCACAGTAAAGAAATCCTGCAAACAGGGCCACCGTTTCGGCATCGTTCGGTCTGCGAGTTTCGGTTTCCAGAATCCGCTGCACCAGTTCAAACTGCTCTGCCGAAATGATTGCTTCATGGGTATTGTCCACGATTGTCCAGTCCCGCATCGGCACATTCATTTTCTTTTTGGAGCGATAGTCCAGTCTCCTTGTCTTTCCCTGCACCAGTTTTCCGATATAGACCTCGTTGTGCAGAATGCGGTCCACTGCCTTGGCAGACCACGGCGGCTCATCGCTCTTGCGGAAATGCAGGCTCAGCTTTGCACCGCTCTGCAACTTTCGCGCAGCCGGGGACGGCACTTTTTTCGCATTCAATCGGTCTGCGATGCTCTGATTATTCATGCCACTGATCTTCCAGCGGAAAATATCTTGCACTGTTTCCGCTGCCAGTTCGTCCACAATCAGCTTGGTATGATTGCTGGGATCCTTCTGGTATCCATAGGCTGCAAAACTTCCCACAAAATCACCGCGTTTCCGCTTGACCGCAAGCTGGCTCTTGATTTTGACGGAAATGTCCCGGCAGTACGCATCGTTGAGCAGGTTCCGCATTGGGACCATGATGGAATCGCTGGTCTTCCACGCAGATTGACTGTCATAGTTGTCCGTCACTGCAATCAGCCGGACCCGCATGACCGGGAAAATACGTTCCAGATAACGCCCCACTTCAATGTAATTTCGTCCAAAGCGGGACAGATCTTTCACCAGAACACAGTTTATGGTCCCCTGCTCCAGTTCCCTGAACAGGTTTTGGAACGCAGGCCGTTCAAAGTTTGAGCCGGAGTAGCCATCATCCACAAACTCATCCACGATGCACAGTTCCGGGTGGTCTGCAGTATAGGCTTCCAGCAGGGTGCGCTGGTTTGCAATACTGTCGCTCTCTGTCTTATCGCCATCTTCACGGGATAAACGCAAATACAAAGCTGTACGATAACGAGTTGAATTTTGCTGTGTTCTCTTCCGCGAATTTATATCAGGGTATAACAAAAGCCTTCCACCTCCTTAACGAATCGGCAATACTGTTCGTCAGAGAAGCGAAAGGCTCCACATTTTTTTGTAGAACAAGCCTACCGAGCAAGTTCTGCTCAGTTTGCACATTCCTATTTTCTTACCCACAAACAGCTTACCAGAATCATCATCCTTTGTCCAGTGCTTTATCACATTAAAGTATGAAATTTTCTGTGTGATTTTTCAGCAGCTTGCCGAAATATTCTCTGCCTTTTCAGCTGGCCGATTGAAAACACCTGCCAATGCGCTCAGACAGTGTACTGCTCCCTCTCGGTACAAAGTTCAGCTTCACAATGATTCCGTTGTCCAGATAGCAATAAGGATTTCCGACCTTATCCAGCAGATTTTTCAGCCTTTCCTCTTGTGGCAATCCGTGTTCCACTGCATCCCGCGGCAGTTCCTGCAGTTCATGCTGTTCTATCGTGCGGATGTCCCGGTTCTTCATCTGGCGGATCTGCGCCAGCCAATTCATTGTGCCGTTTTCTTTCAATCGCGTTCCTCCCATTCAGGCCAGAAGTGTTTTCAGCAAGTTCAATTTTGCCTGTCCTATGTTCTTTCTCATACTGGGACCTGTGCAGGCAATCGGTGTACACAGTTCCAGCAGACGGTCATAGATACGGGCGTGTGCGGTATCCTGCGAGTTCTTCAACTCCGTCAGAGTCAGGTTCGTGGTAATGATCAGCGGTTTCTGGCTGCGGTAGCGGCTGTCGATGATGTTATAAATTTGCTCCAATGCATATTCCGTGCCGCGCTCCATGCCAAAATCATCAATGACAAGCAACGGATAGCCGCAGAGCCTATCCACGACTTCATTCCGCCCGGAAAAGGCGTTATTCAGTTCATTCATAATTCGGGCAAAATTCGTCATGCAGACGGCCACTTCCTGTTCCATCAGGGCATTGGCAATGCAACCCGCCATAAAACTCTTGCCTGTACCAACACCGCCCCAGAGCAGCAGCCCCACATTCTTTCCCCGCATTTCCGGCCAATAGTCCACATACCGCTGCGCCAGATGCATCTGTGGGTTCTGCCCATGATCGTTTTCAAATGTCCAGTGCTGCATCGCCCAGTCGGTAAAGCCCTGCAGCTTCAACCGCCGCACGTTCTCGTGATGCAGCCTTGCCCGCTCTTCTTCCTCCTGCTTTTTCCTAGCTTCTTGTCGGCACTGGCATTCAGCCGGATGGCGGTCACGCCCAAACAGCTTTCTTCCGTTTGGGAAGAACGCTTCCTTGGGGGTATTGCAGCTGCCGCAGTACAGCAGCCCATCTTCTGCAACATAGTCCTGCGGTTCCACAGAGATCGTCATAAGCC